ATAAAACGAAAAAAAAGAAAAAAGAAATAAGCTCTGCGCTCCTTGCTAATTAAGCAAAAATCGAAAACCATTTCCAGTCGGCCTGGTAGGCCATAGTCTTTGTCGGTCAGACTCGCTACGGGTTCTGTAGTCGTAGTTCTGTCCGTAAGTCTCCATGTATGATGGGAACCGAGGGGTACCCCATTCAGCTTCCGCCTCCAGAACTGTTGCCTGGTGCGTTGCTACATAGTACTTAGAATTGACGTCGATGGAAGGTTGGATTTTCATCTCATTAACAATAAAATCAAATACATTCTTGCAAGTGTCGTAAACCTGCTGACTTGATCCCATTCCCGCTAGGGCTGTTCCAATCGCTGCTGACGCTGTTGCGCCAAGTGTGCGAGGTCTCTCTGGGTAGAGTAATTTAGCTAACAGTTCGGCTGGATCGCGGTAAGCGACTCCGTCTCTGTTTCGGTAGCTCAGTACTTCTACATCATTCAGACTCGAGCCTGCTGTAGTTTTATCAACTGACAGTATGGCGTTGAATCTGGTGAGTGCCTCATGTGCTAAGCGATTTAGAAAAGACTCCTTGTCGATTAGGATGTCAAGTTCTGGGAACACTGCGAGATTGTCATCTCCCTGAACAAAGAGTTGAAACTCTTTTCCCAGGATGTTGATCCCAACGGCGCTTAGGCACGTAAGTAAATAAATACAATTTACGAATGAATCCAACAACTGTGTTTGTTGAAATCCAGATGCTATTCCATTGAAAGTCCATTGATAGATGGTCCTCGAATTGGGTGCCAAAATTGGCGTGTGCTTCACTGCATCGGTCATCCAGTCCCAAAGGTTCTGAATTTTCCATTCTTCTGTCTGTGAATCTGAGTAGTCGTGTGTGTTGGACTTAGATGGCTCGTAGCCTTGATCAAAGTCGAAGTAACTTCTCCAGATACTGTGGACGTCGTCGATCACTTCGTGAAGTGCTCGATGATCAAATCCAGACCAATCAGAAGATAGGACGCTGCGAAGCTTCCTCCATCCGATTCGGTTTATCAGTTTATTCCATCCACCTTTAAAGGTTTCAAAGCCCCAAAGCATTGGTGATTTGACATTTCCATTTAGATATTCCTTTTGTAGGTTCCAAATGAACATGTTCTCTGCCATAAGTAATAACTTAGGTACACCGAAAACTGCTCTGATCTTGTCTTCCTTTTCCGCTTTCACGGTATGACTCCTCGAATGCAAAACTGTCCATTTGTAGGGTACGGGTTTACCGTCCTTCCAGAAAGGCTCAAGTCCATACTTAATAGTGTGGATGTGAGTTCTGTTCTCATGGAAAATCTCATCATAAAGATTATGAAAAGTTGGTCTTGCTGTGTCGATTAGTCCTTCTGCCTGTTTGCGTCTTAG